TCATTCCATTGAGAACCACCACCCCATTTAGTTACTGCGTAATCTTCATTACCACTATTATTTGGTTCACCACCTGCCCAATTATTATATTGACCAGGAATGTTTCCGTTTGTTTGTCCGTTATTTATTTTGATAAGAGTTCCCTTTTCAGGTCCTGCATCTATCGTCCATCTAGCTTCCTCTACTTCATCGGTTAGTGCAAACCAAATATTACCTTGAGGAACATTATTAAAAATAAAAGCATCTTCATCGGCAGAAGTGATTGTTACTAAATATCCGGTCTGTCCTTTGAATGTAGTTAATAACGATGCTGCTCTTGCATTTGTGTAAGTTGCACCGGTTGTTATTGGTCTATAAAAGTGTCCATTTACTCCATTGTAATAATATCCCGTTGGATTTATAGTTGTGGCTACTGATAAAGCAATATTACCCCTTACTGAACCTGTATTTACTTTTAGGGATGCTAATGCCGTATTAATATCAGCCATCGTTCCTGTAACCACTAATCGTGTTTTGTTACCACTTAAAGTGAATCCACTTGCGGCAGTTAAACCCGTTGTTGTGTTTAATACGAATGTTGTACCTGATGGTGGATTAACTAAACTGATTGATGCTAATAGTGTTGCAGTAGAACTAAATCCACTCAATACAAATCCACTTGCATCTTGTCCGGTAGTAGATTGTAAAAAAGATTTAGAGTCCGGAGCAGATACACTCTGTCCGAACCCTAAAAATGATATTAAAAGAAATAATGTAACTAATAGATGTTTCATTATTCTACTATTAGATTAATTTTTTTACCACTACCATCAACTGCGTCTGCTAGGACTGTATAGAATAAACCTGCCGTATTTGCTAATGTTTCTTTTGGAGTAAATGTTAATCTATATGGTGTACCTGTTTTAATTCTACCCGTTTTAACCTGGTCCATTGAACCAAATGTTAATCTGCCGGCGTTATTTGTTGAGAAATTTACAACATTTGCACCCGCATCAAAAGCAACATTATCAAAAGTTAATTTAGTATTATCATATTGTAAAATTACTTCTAAACCCGCCAATCCTTCTTTTGTTAAAGTTCCTGTTAATACAACTTTACCATTTGTAATTGTAGAGTTCAAACTTAATTTTGCAGTTTCTATTACTGATGTGTAACTCATATTTGCAACTGAAAATGATTTTATTACATTTTCATTACCGATTGAATTTGTATAATTACCCGTACTCACTCTACTTGCAATTGTGTCAGGATGAGATGAATGTGACCAATCCAAATCTCCACCCCATGCAAATACTGCATCTACCGCTTGTGTTGAGTTAGTTACATATACTCTATTTTTAGGAGTACCATCTAACCAACTTTGATTTAATAAACCACTATACCATCTTACCGATGTTGATGTTGATTTTGGTATCATTGCAATTGAGTCTGCATTTATACCCATTACATGTGCAAATATATTATATGAATCACTTTCACTAAATGTACTTTTACCTATTGTAATTAAACCAACTTTCTTTTCTAATACAGGTCTTGTAAAGTATGTCCCTGCACCAGTAATATCAGTTTGTGAAACACCTAAAAACGCTTTATATGCATCCGATACGGTCACAATGTTATTCATCCAACTCTTTTGAAATGCAGCTCCTACAAATACACCCAAACTATCACCAACTTTAATACCTGATGTAAATGTTGCTTCACCACTTGCATCCAATACTTTTTGTTGAATTGGTTGTTGTGTCCAATCTATATCACCACTACCATCTGATTTCAATTTCATCAATTGTATGCTATGGTCTGTGATTGAGTATCCAGATGGGAATAAAACTCTAACTTTGAATTGAGATGTATTACCACTTACATTTGATAAAGACATTGTACCTGGGTCAGTTGTAATTGGAGTAATGTATGCACTTGCTGCATCTACTGAATATGCTAAATCCAATTTATGTATGTTGGTATATTCACCCAAATCTTTGATTACATATTTTTGAGTTGCAATATCTCCGTTGATTGATGCATCGGTTCTTTGTATAGTCAATTGTCCTACATTCCAATCCGAATTAGCTGTGTAAGACCAAGGAGATGCTAGATATTGTGCATATAAATTTGTAGCAATTATGTTATTTGCGGTACTTGCTGTAAATCTATAAGATGTCCAACCGGTATAATATGTTTGAACCGATGTTCCTTGTGAGAATGTGGTTGAAACATATGCCAATGCTTTATTGTTGAATTGATATCTCAACCAAAAATATCTTGGTGTAGTTGTACCTCTTGCAACTGTATATTTTACTGAAATTGTGTCACCAACCTTTAAACCTGTTGTAGGTGTTACTGATTGGTTGATTGTTAATTGTGCGTTTACTGTCAATGTTAATAGGGATAGTATAATTATCCCTAACGTCATAAAGAATTTCTTCATTTTATTTTTCCTCAAATAGTTTGGTGATTAGTTTGTCACAACCTTTTTTAAGTGCATTACTTAAACTTGTTTGATTAAAACCACCACCTTCACCGATAATCAATGTACTCATTGATATTTCTGAGGAGGACTCTTCTACTATAACTACTTTGTCTTTCTTTCCTTCGGATTTAAGAATGCCACGTAAACGAATTACAACTTCTTCTTCTCCACTATGAAAAACCGATATGTTCTTTTTTGTTGTAAGAACATCTAAAAATATAATTTGAACTGATACTTTGTTTGGTGCTACCGAAGATAGATTATATCCTTTATCTTGTAGATATTCTTCTAAAATATTCTTAACACCAAATTCTAATTTACGATTTCCTGCTAACTTACCGATTTTTACTTCGTTTGTTACTGATTCAATTGTTACTTGCTTATCGGCATCATACCAAATGTTTTCAGGTGAATTTTTGAATGTACCGTCAATTCTCCATTCAATCCAATTTGCAACATCTCTTGTTATTTCAGTTTTACCTGCTAATTCCAAGTAGGTCATAGTAGCTGTGAATAACAACGCACATACAACCCATACAAGCGCTAGACTTATAAATCCTAGCGCGATTTTTTCGCCAATAGTTTGGCTTAAGTTTAATAACTTCGCTTTCATATATTTACCCCTTTATGCTAATAAATATATAAAAGTCTCGTCTAAACTAAATTTTTAATTTTAGTGAGGTTATTAATTTTTTATCAATACCATATTTTTCACACATACCTTTAATTTGCTCTTTACCTTCTTTGGTTGTGTATAGAATATCTAAGTATTCATTTGCGTGCTTTGTAGAGCAAGTATATTCTTTAACTACTAATTCAACTACCCAATCTTCATAATCATTTGCTCTCTTACCTTTAATATATTTTAGATAATACTTCTTTGGTGGAATCATATCACTAAAGAATTTATAAAAATATTCATTAGGTAGTGATTGAACATATGGTTGTACTTCTGCTATCCACTCTATCCAATCAGGATTCATAGATATATACCTTTGTATAATAAAATTACCAAAGGTCTTTTTATCATCATCAGAAATTTTCTTCCAATATTGTGGGTCTTGATACTCAGTCACAGCAGAGATATGGTCGAACAAACCTAATCTCTTTACTTCTTTATCCGGATTTTTTTTAATTTTTGTCATCTTCGGGTCTTAGTTCTTTTGGTAATAGGTCTTCAAACACTTCACCACATTCAATACATAGATAAATTTCAACAGGAGTGATTTCTGCTTTACCGGTCGAACTTGCTAATGCACTTGATTTTCTAAAGTGTAATCCTGGTGAGAAAAATTGTCCGCCACATTTGCATTCCATTGCAGTTGTTTTACTTAAATCCGGACCTGCCGAACTTTGTCCTAAATTACTTAAATCCATTGGTTGCATAACTATTTATTTTATCTGATTACCATTAATAAATCCATTTCTCTACATAAGAAATAATCTTTATCTCCTAATTTAATTTTTTGTACACTCATTTCACCCATTGGTAATAATACTTTATCACCTGGTTTTACTGTCATTGGAATTTTAGCCCCACTATGTGTGTAAACACCATCTCCGGTTGAAACTACAACTGCTATTTTATTATCACCCGTCTTAACTGAATCTGGGATAATTATTCCACCAATTGTTTTTTCTTTTGATTCAATTGTTACTAATACTCTGTCGCCTAACGGCTTTGCTAATTCAAAATTCTCTGTCATAATGTTTATTTTATAATGTTAATAATTGCGATGATTGTTGCCATAAAACATATTTCTTTATCTATTACTAAGGCATCTCTAAATTGTCCTTGTGCTAATTCTAAGATTACATTTGCAGTATTACCCGCTGCATAATCATCTAATCTTTCATATAGTGCCGTATAAAGTTCTGCAAAATCATTCACTTTATTATCACCCACTATTTGTCTAATCTGCATATATGCGTTTCTCTTTTCTTCACCACTCGCTAATAAATCTACAATCTTATTTTTAAAATCAGCTTGTAAGATTGTTTGTTTATCTACCTTTAACTCACCTTTAGATGATTGTAGTTGGCAGGTATTCATAACCCTTCTAATATCAGGATAGAAACTACTAATAATATCTGCTACATCTTTAACATCATATCTAATACCTTCTTTATTTAAGATTTCCGTAACATGAACTGCTACTTCTTTCTTTGATGGTGGATTTACTGCAAAAGTTTGACAACGCGATAAAATTGGTTCGATAATTTTTTCATGATAGTTACAGGTTAAGATAAAACGAGTATGCCTACTGAATGTTTCCATTAAATTACGAAGGATTGCCTGTGCATTTGGTGTCATATAATCAAACTCATCTAATATGATAATTTTGAATCCTTTGAACCCTGCTCCACTTGCAAAGTTTTTTACCTTATTTCTTACCGTCTCAACATTGTTCTCATCTGATGCATTGATTATCATCATATCACATTCAATTGTTTGTGCTATGATTTTAGCCAATGTAGTTTTGCCTGTCCCAGCTTTACCATATAAAAGTAAATGCGGAACATCATTATTATCTAAATAGGATTGTACTTTCTCTTTAAGAAGGTCATTACCTATATAATCTTTTAGTGTTTGTGGTCTATATTTTTCTACCCACAATGTGTTTTCCGTTTTTACGGATTCTTTTTCAAAAAAGCTCATTATTTAAAATTTATTTTGTAATCGTTTATTATATTGTCTAAGATACTATTTTCTTCGATATAATCCAAACATTTTTGTCTATTTGTTTCTGCTGCTATTGAACATTTATCTAACATTACATCATATTCATCTTGTTTCATTTCTGAAATACGGATTATATTCTTTGTTAAATTTCTAACTATAAAATCATGATTTTCCCAAATCTCATCATAATTTATACCTAATTCGGTTTCATATGTTTCAAATCCAAAGTGTATTAAAAAATCATATGCCACCTTACTACAAATTATAAATGGTTTACCTATCAATAAATTATCAATTGTTTTTTCAGTAATATTACACCATTCTTTTTCACTCAATCTATATAATCCATTTTGATTAGATTCAAACATAATTTGTATATCGGATGAAAATGTTACATCTATTAGTTTCATTGCCCCAATATGTTCTTGTTGACCGGCGACTAATGTAGTAGTTGGTGCTAAACTTTGCTTTAATCTATCTAATAACTTAAATTCATTTTTGTATTGGTCTAACTTATCTGCGTTATTATATTTTGTTGCAAATTCATACAACTGCTCCATTCTATTTACATAGTAATCGTTTACTCTAAGATTAATATTATCCTTTTGATAATTTTGTAATACTTTTAACAACTCAACGCGTTCATCTTTTTGAGGAAAGTTTCTAACTGATAAATCTAATCTATATTCTTTTTTAGTGTTCCTAAAAATTTCATTACATTGATAATGCTGTAATACAATTCTATTTGCTATAAATTTTCTTAATATAAATCCAAAATCAAAAAGTTTATTAGGTTCTACAATTCTTAGTGTAGTGTAAAATATACAATTAGGATTACTTCTAATATAATCTATATTATCAAAAATATTATATGGTTCTAAATTCGCGGTATCGAATATATAGTATTTATTATTTGGATTATTTTTAATTGCTTCTGCAATTGTAGATTGTAATCCCATCAAATTTGTAGGAATAATATGATAACCAGGGTCTGATACTAATTCAAACTCTCTATCATGAATGAAAGCACTATCTATAAAAAACTCACGTTGTTCGGTATGTAAGTTTTTTCTTAGTTCATCTCCAATTTCATGTGATGGTTCTAATACTAAAAATCTATAATATAAATCCCACCATTTTGTATTATAAAATAATGCTCTATTAGTTGCACTATCAAATGGACCATGTAAATAAATCATATTATTTTCCTGTTGAACCGAATCCACCTTCACCTCTTAGTGTATCGGATAATTCTTTTACTTCTAAAAATTGTACTGGTGGATGTGGTATAATCATAAGTTGACAAACTCTATCACCAACTTTATAATCATTTTTTTGATTTTCAATTGTTGTTATAATTTTGTTGAATGTGGCTTGCAACTCACCTCTATATCCACTATCAATTACCCCAACTGAATTACTTAATTGCAATCTAGTTTTTCTAATTGATGAACGAGGAAATACTAATCCTACAAATCCTTCGGGTATTTCCAATGCAACGCCCAATCCATATGTTATTTGAGTATATGTTTCTGATATAACCGATGTTGCTACTAAATCCATTCCAGCATCACCTTCTTTTGCATAGGTTGGTATTACTGCGTTTTCATTTAATTTTTTAATTCGTACTTTCATTACTATGGTTTATAAAATATAAAAATTGGTTCGTATTTATATGATGTTCCTTCTAATTTCATAGAGTTCTTTACACCACTTAAATCTACACCAGTCATTGGGCTCATTGTCATTCTAAGTTTACCTTTGTATTCCATACCTAAACTTGTAAGTACATCAATACTATCTTGTTCTAATGTAAACCATTTATCTTTACCCACCTTAATATCTGCAATATTCCAGCAAATGTATCTATCATTTTTAAGATATTCAAAAGCCGTTGTTAAGGTTGGTTTTAAGAATCCATCTCTCCAACTTTCATATGAATTAAACTTTTTAAACGATTGAGAATCATCATCTGAATATCTCTCTCTATCAAAGTATGGTGGTGATGTGAATATAAAATCTAACTTACCTTTATACTTTTGAAAATTTGGGTCTTCCGATATAATCTCCGAACCTGTTGTAAAGATTTCATATGTATTTTGATGTCCCCAAAATGGATTAGCTACACCCGGTACTTGTGTATTAAAGAACTCTGCTAAGTATTCATAACGAGTCTTACCTATCTCTGGTATTTGGTTTTCAGTATTAGGGTCATTTCCAATGTAGTGAATATTTCTATCACCCACACTCAATGCTCCTAATATTCTACCACCCCATCCCGCCGAAGGGTCATAGATATTAATCTTATCTTGTCCTTTAATATGTTGAGTAAACCTTTCATATAAATACTTTGCAGTTAATGGTGGAAAATTTACTGCTGGTTGAGAACCCATACCAATTCTAAATGCGGCTGTTGCTTCAGGAAATATTCTCTGACCCAATGGGTACACCCTGATTTGAATTGGTTGTTTAGGTAAATCAACTAAGTTATCTATATTCTCACCCCAATCTGCAGTTTTCAAAGATGCGATATGTTTATATTCTAACACACCACTTTTGTATAACACTTTTACTTCCTCTGCTGAAATGGGTAATGATGGTATTCTACTATCTGCTTGCGATAATGCGAATCCTAATCCATTTCCTCTATCTCCACTTTGCCATTTCTCAATCCATTCCTTACCTGTTGCTAAGTGTGAATTATGAAACTCTGGATTATCTTTATGTAGGGTTTTAGAGAAACGATACATACCATCTTGTCTCGTCAATCTTCTCATTTGCTTTGTGAATAACTCTAAATAATCATCCGATGAAAAGATTTCGTGAATTGATGGTTTTGGTTTATCATATGTACTACCACCAATTGCAGTTTTGTACATAGCCGGAAAGAATTGATTTACGGGAGTAGCGAATTTATTAAAGTTAAATATAACTTCATTTCCATCATCATCCTTTTCCTCAAACTTAGTTATCTTATAACCTTGTAGTTTAGAAAAGTTCTCAATGATTTCTGCTTCATTAACCCCAATCTTAGGTGGTGCACCGGTCTCATCCCACTGCTTTAATGCAGTTTTCTTAAAGTTGGCTACCCACGTTTCGAAGTCAGGGAATGACATCTCAAGTACTTGTTCGTACTTAAGATTCATTTCCGGGTCATAGAACCAATCACTTCTCTCGTAAAAATATTTCTTTTCGTAATTCATTATGCTGATAGCTGAACTTCAACTAAATAATACTTACAAACGAAATCATCAATGATGAAACTAATGTGAGCTAATCCTTTTGAAGATACTAACAATTTAGCAGATGTTGCTTCTTTGTTTGCAGTTAAAATCTCTTTCAAATACTTTGCAGAGAATGAAATTGCTTTTACATCAGTTGCATAGTTTTCTATTGCTTTGAATGTAATTCTGTTTGAGTTTACATTAGAGTAACCCATAACAATGTTCAAATTACCTTTCTCAGTTAATACTGTAAATGTATCAACATCACTCAATGCGTTTTTAGCTTTGATGAATTTGTCAATAAACTTACCATCTAAATCGATTTCGATATCAAATGGAGGTAATGATTTTAGTTCAGGTACATTTGGGATAACACTCAAATCTGCTAATTGATAAGCCGCTTTGATATCATCACTACCTAAACCTAATGCGATTGATTTATCCTCAACCTTTTGAACTTCTAAATTAACATCATCACCTAATACCGATAACATTTTGTTTAGATTAGAAGTCGTATAGATACCTAACTCTGCATTTTCAAAGTTAAAGTTATCTAATGTGATTTCACCTAATACGGTTTTGTCATCTGCGATAAACTTTGTTGATAATTTTTGACCATCGGTAGTCCATGTAACCGATTCAACTAATCCAGCTAAATTGTATTTGCTGATAAAGCGTGTAATTCTTGTTTTGTTCATTTTTTTATGTTTTATTATATAATAAAGATACGACTTTTATTCCATTCTACCAAATTTTTAGAAGGAAAAGAATTCCTCTAATTTCTTTGAACTAAATGATGATTTTTCCCACCCTAATGCATTATAGAAATCATCCATTTTATTTTCTAATTCTGCTTCAAATATTTTATCCACATCAATATACTTTTGGATAAACTCCATTATTTCAGGAGGGTCTTGATAACCCTTAAATGCTGCAGTTTCTAAACTTAATGGATTTTGTTTTAGATATACCCACTTAATCTTATCACCATCTCTCATAGGTGCATATTTGAAAGGGCAATTGAAATGTTTAAGTAATCTATTGTAAGTAATACCTGCTTTAATATGTGCAGGTGTTCCTTTCTCAAAATCACCCAATTGTTTATTTTTACCACCTTTATCATATCTACTAATTTCTTTAACTGCCCCACCCTTTGCAATAAGTGCTACATCTAACCCAGCTAATGATAATTTAAACTCTGCTAGTTCAGTATCTACACTTTCATTTGTTTTACCTTGTAGAATATCTCTCAACATTCTCGCCATAAAATCTTGAAATGCTTTTGGAAAAGATGAACGAACTACATCTAATCCTTTTACATCTAACTTATCCATCGGTAAACCATTCGCTGCAACTATCCATTGTGCATATCTTTTTTTTGCAATCCAAATACCTGCTTTACTGATATACTCTTTCTTAATTTCAAATCTATGTTTCTTAATGTTGAAGAACTTATCTGCCATCATATCATAGAACTTATTTAAGAAATCCTGCACCTCACCTGCTATATCATCAATCTTTTCTGTCATTGCAGTATCATCAAACTCTGCCCAATTGGGAAATCTATGTTTAACTAATGGTAGGGCTGAAAAGAATACTGAATCCGTATCAATGTATATGTTATAATCTTCATTAGTACCCAACTCTTTGTTGTACTTAATGTTTACCATCTTTGCCGTATTCTTAATTACCGTTTGTCCCGTAGTGGTTACTGCCGCTGCATTATCCACATCATAAAAACGAAATGCAGGTAATCCTAATACTCCATATAAAGAGTTAAGTAAAATCTTTTGAACCAATTGTCTTTTAGCATAGAATGCGTGTTTTGCTGTATCACCTTCTTTACCATATTTCTTTTCTAATTTACGGAACTCAACCCTTTGTTGAAACCACTCATCTAATATATCTGCAATCAATCCTACTTTCTCTTGTGTATATAATACTCCATTAGATGATATAGATAAATTCTCCTCATTCAATTCCTTTCTCAATTCTTCGGTAGTATAATTAAGTGCCGTATGTTCTATGTTCCATACTCTATAATCACCTTTAACAAATGCTTCTGCATCAAAATTTGCAATCTTACCCACCTTTGTTTCGGGTGATATATTCAAACTCATAATAATTGATGGATATAGTGATGTCAAATCCAAATCATATAACCAATCATACTTACCTGGTATCGGGTCTTTTACATATGCTCCAATGAAACCCTGCTCACCACTCTCTTTCAGAGCTTCCATTTGTTCCCTTCTATCTGATGGTTTGTTTGGTGCTACTAAGTTTCTTTTCTTTAAGTAGTTCAAACACGCTCCCTCTAAATACTTTGATGAATAGATATAATCCTCATATGGAACGTGTCCAGCGTGACAGATACCTCTACATAAATCAATAAATTGTAATTTTCTATCCATCTCTACTACCAACTCAACATCCACAATATTATACTCAATAAACTTTTCTAAATCCTCTTTAAATAAATCATCTAAACTTCCAGCATATTCAACTTTCTCTCTACCTAATTCTTTCTTTGCAATATAATTCAATGTATATGATGGTGATAACCCATAGTTATAGTTTTTATACAAAGTAATATAATCTAATATACTAACTCCCGCAAACGTCCATTTTTTTCTATATGGTGAATAAAACGCATCTCTAATTGGTGATAATCTATACGCATTTTGCTTACCCAATACATTAACTAAACGATTGAATAAATAAGGAATATCAAAGAAATCTATATTCCATCCTGTTAATATTGTAGGATTGATATGTTCGTAAATAGTTAAGAACGCATTAAGTAACTCTCTTTCACTTCTAAATGCCTTAATAATACGATTATCTTTTTTTATTGTATTTTGTAACTTACCTTCTTTATCTAAGACTAATGCATAGTAAGTATTTGTTGGTCCATCGTGCACCGCAATTGCTGTAATTTCATTTTCAGCTTTCTCTACATCCGGCAATCCGCTTTCCATTTCTACCTCAATATCAAAAGTAAGAACCACATGTCCTTCCGATGGTAAATCACTTTCCGAATATAAATCTACTAAGATACGGGTTGTTTCGGGTACATCAGTTTCGTAATAAGCCGGGTCATCCTTTTGGAACTCATAGATTTTAGTAACCTTTGTACCATCTAATGCCGTTGATTGTCCTCGCTCTGCCGGGGCGTAAGCGTAGTTGAATGTTTTGTATGGGAATGTTTGATACCCTAATTTATCATCCCAAAGATGAACTAAATCCTTTCCTTTTTGTAAGTAGACGTTTTGATACATATGTTATAAAGATACAACAAATTATCTTAACTACAAAATTATTTAATCTTTAATTTGAATTTCTTTCCGGATGGGATTGAATATACTGCAAAGATAGGCGTTACTTGAAATTGTAAATCTCGCATTCTATTTGTATATGATTGCCACATTTGTTTTTCTAAATAAGCAATTGTCATATGTGGCCTATAATCTGTAAATTCGTTTGAGTTTGGTAGTTTGCTTAATAGATGATGTGCTTTTTCTAATCCATCACCAACCGCATCCATTTTTAATACATCATAATTATCACTTTCAAAAACTGAAACATTACTTAGTTGTATATCCCCAAAATGAATCCTATCTAATAATTGTTGAACTATTTGTGGAGTTACGTTAGAATGTAATCCATATAACAAAGTGACGTGGGGTTCTGTTTCTTTACCATACTTACCACTACCATCATCGTAAATATCTTTATCATCTATAATACCGGTAAGTTGACTTTCATTAAAATCAAAGTATAACATTACACATCCATATTCGTAAGGACCGTTTTTAATTTCTTTAAGTATTTTTCTTAACTTAATCATATTACCTTTTCGAACATATCGTTTATTATTTTTTTATTTTCCATTGTATTTTCAATATCAAATATTAATGCAATTCTATTTTTAGTTCCCAAATTATTTACTTTATGTTTGTTTTGTATACTAAAATGATAAATGTATCCAGGAAACATTACAAATTCATATACTGCACTCATTTCTTCAACATAACTTAATACCAATTCATTGGTTATGATTGGCATTATAAATCGTAATTTATCAGTATCGTTGTCGTCTACATGCCAATCTATATTTTTATTAGATGATTGAAAATGTAGTTTAAAATTTAATAAAGGGAATATTGAATTAAAGTATTCAAATGTAGTTTTGTAAACCGGATGTGATTCTAAAAAATTAGAGTCATTTATATAATCATTAACTCCATTGTGATTAGAATGTGATTGTATATAATTACTATTTAAAGATTCATTTAATAAATTGTTAAATGTGATATTATCGTATTTTAATTTAACTAGCATTAGCTTACTTTAAAATCTTCTTTTAATTTTTCTAAGAATTTTGCTATTCCTTTATTGTGATTTTTTTTCCAATCATTTGCATCACCATTATCCGAAATAAATTTATATGAAACAAAATCAAAACCATATATTTTACATACTTTTGCAATTGAATATGCTTCCATATCACATACTGAACGTTTTGTATTACTTTGAAACGTATCAGTTGTAAAACATACATCACTATTACCAAATGTTAAAATTCCTGCTTCTAATTTAGGGTAAATTATATCATCAAATGGAGTAACATATTTTTTTGCAAATTGCTTAGTATCTATATCACCTTGTTGAAATTGTAAACATTTAATAAGTTCACCAATTTTATAATCAGATGAACCAGCTGAACCAAAGTTTATTACTATTGTTTCGGTTGGTGATAAATCTTTTAATATTTCAGTTGCTTTAATTGCTGCATTTACTTTACCAACCCCAGTGTATATAACATCCACTCCCATTGGTTCTAATCCTTTTGGAAACTCACTTGGTAATGCAACAAACAATTTTATTCTCATACTCATAAATATACACTATTTTTGAAACATATCCCATTTTAAGATAACATCTTCTGTGAACTTTTTGTAATTACAACTACTAACATGTCCCGTATGTCCTATTTCTCCAGTTAATAATGCGTTTTCTAATTTAGTTTGACTACCATATTTTTGATATTCCATCCATAGTGGATTAAAATCGATATCCGTACTTTTTATTTGATTTCTGATTGTCCATTCAAATACTCCACCATATTTATGTAATCCTTCCTCTTCAAAAAACCAGCAATATTTATCCCAATCAATTGAATCATATAAATATTTTGCATATGGATAATCATCTACTCTAAGTTTGGTATCATCCCAAGTATTTATAATATCTTTATCTTCAAAAATACCTTTAATCATTTTTTGTTTAGTAGGATATCCACCTGGCATTAAACCATAATCATATTTTAATGAAAATGAATTATGCATAAAGAAACATTTTAATTCAATACCATTTGCTTTACAAAATTGAATTAAATAATCAAAATATTCCAACCATTCTATATATCTACTTTCATCATTATACAATGTTTCTAAGTAGGATTGATTGTATTGAAATACTCTTGGACTTTCCCTTTCAATTGAAGAATATTTCATATCGGGTATAGCTAAGTTTAACCAATATCCATTTTGACCTGAAAATTCTTTTTCTTTTAAATAATCGTTTACAAAATCGGCATGCTTTTCAAATTCAATATAAGGAGTAAGTTCCTTTGAAATAAAATGGGTACGTCTGAAATAAGATGACCATTGTATAATCATACTGATTTCTTTTGGGTCAACTCCGTTTTTTATTAGTTCTTTAGCTTTGTATAATGCAGAACGAACAATCATTGAATTATTATTACCCGGACTACCCATGTTGTATATTTTGAGCTCCGGTAAAATTCTTTGTAACCAATGTGGATAGTACCACATTTGTTTATCATCTCTTAAAAATGTATCATCACTACGATGGTAATTAACCCTTGCCGATGATGTAAATGAACAACCCGATGTAATTAAATATTTCATACTTTTAATTTGCTGTAAGGGATGGATTCGAACCACCACAGGGAGATTCGGAAAGTAACATTGATGCTTGCAAGCTGGTGGTCAACCCCATATTACTTTTCTATTTCTATGTCCCTATCCTCGAGACGAGAGGACATGTCTGCCAAATTTCAACACCTTACAATTTTTTATATACATTACTATTAACCGGTAAGGCTAATGAGTTATTGTGATATAATATTTTTCCGTCATCCGAAAAACCGGTGATTGTTATTATCTCATCTTTATCTACATTGGCTAACATTTTATTACCCAACTTATCCGATATGATTAATAATTTATCACCAATTACTAAATCTACATTAAATTTATTTGTTACCTTTTCCATTATCTTTTGTTAGGTCTAAAGTAGCGTTATGATGCATTCTAATTTGGTCGCTTCGGTAATGTCTAACAATACCACCATCACATATAACTATACACCAAATATCGTTTTCAAATGGTCCTCCATTCGTAACATAAATTGCGTAACCTTCTTTATCACCTTCCACTATAACTGGAATTGGATTTTTAAATTCTAACATAATCTAATTTGCGGAAGCTCAGGGATTCGAACCCCAGATACCTTTCAGTATGACGGTTTTCAAGACCGTTCCATTCAACCACTCTGGCAAGCTTCCTATTATTAATAGATATGTGTTTCTTCGTTTCTGAAATCACTCGTATCTAATTCAAATCTATTTTGTCTTATTCTAGCTTCCTCTGCTGCTTTATACCATCTAATCCAGGTCAAAGATGCATCAATAGGTGCCAATACCCATGCCATCATCAATACCATAATAGTATCCAATTCAGGAGAACCACCGGTAGGGTCATTTGAATATCGTTTGTCTAAGTTTTTAAATAACTGATAGAAACAATAAATAACACAAATTACATAATAACTAACGAACATAACTTTCTTTTTTAGGTTTTATTGAAATTTTTATACTTTCTTCTTTTATATGAGGATTTACTTTTATAGTTGTTGCACCATTTTTTTTATCGTGCATAAACACATAACTATGCACTTCTTTACCTATTAATTTTGCAATATTTTCTTTTGTAATCTCCATTGTTCATTAAATATACAAAAAATAAATTATACTACCAAATTTAGTAAAGTATTTGTGGGAAAGAATGGATTTGAACCAATGACCTTCGCATTATGAGTGCGCTGCTCTAACCATCTGAGCTACATTCCCATTATCGTTTAATCTAACGATAAAATCTGATATCGTTTCTTTCAACGATAAAAAAATAAGCAGGTGTGGAATCACCTACTTATATAGTGAATGAGAAACATATGAATCTCTTGCGGCTATATCACCAAAGCCCATAAGTTTTGTAACGGCTGTGCGGTTTGTGTCCGGGCTAACCCAAGTTTCCATTTCATACTTAGCGTCTGTTCCGCCATTCTTACGAATCGTTACAATGTACCCCAGAACAGAATCGAACTGTCACTATCATTACTGATAACAAGATTTTAAGTCTTGCGCGTCTACCAATTTCGCCACCAGGGTATTTCGTAGTCCGTCGTGGAATCGAACCACGAATATCTCATTAGAAGTGAGAAGTTATATCCATTTAACTAACAGACCTCTTTTATGCGGAATAGACGAGACTCGAACTCGCGACCTCCGCCGTGACAGGGCGGCGTTCTAACCAACTGAACTACCATTCCAATAAGATGAGAGATTAACTACGTCTAATTAATCAATGTATTTACTAGCTGCATCTCGAGTGAACCGGTATTACGGATGCTCACTTTCATCTACTCTCATCTTTGAGCCCAGAGTCAGATTCGAACTGACGACCTACTCATTACAAATGAGTTGCTCTACCAACTGAGCTATCCAGGCTTATATTGTACTCAGTACGGGATTCGAACCCGTATTACATCCGTGAAAGGGATGTGACCTAACCCTTAGTCGAACTGAGCGTTAAAGGAAAGTAAAAGATGGGTGCGTGGACGATTACTTTTATGATTGGCTTTACTTTGGCTTTTAACCCCCTCACTCTACGATTTCTCATTTTGTTTCCCAATCAACCTTATATGTTAAATATACAATAATTTTCCCTATATACCAAAAAATTACCCTCAAAAAAATTTTCGGACTTTTGGTAAAAAGTGAAAAAAGTACATTTTGTACCGGTAATAGGATTCGAACCTATAATTGTATGGCTTCTAAGACCACTGCGTATGCCAATTCCGCCATACCGGTATTTATGCGGAAAGTGTGAGATTCGAACTCACGGACCTTTAACAGTCGGCAGTTTAGTAAACTGCTGGTTTCAACCACTCACCCAACTTTCCTTTGGGTGTAAGGACGGTATCGAACCGTCTTATCTAGCTCCACAAACTAGCGCTTCACCTTAAAGCTTCAAACACCATTTGAGGTTAGTGTTAGAATCGAACTAACTCCGTAAGATTTGCAGTCCCACCGGCCTCCACGACCTAACTAACCATTTGTAGTTTCAGTAGGATTCGAACCTACACTCTAACATCCGTAGTGTTATGTGATAATCCATTTCACTATGAAACTATTTGCACGCAGTGAAGGAATTGAACCCTCTCCTTTGGTTTTGGAGACCAATTGGCTGCCATAGCCTACCACGCGTTTGTAGGAATAACAAGATTCGAACTTGTGACATCTAACGTATCAGATTAGCACTCTACCAGCTGAGTTATATTCCTATATGTTGGGAATGCAGGATTCGAACCTACGGCCTCTAGCTCCCAAAGCTAGCGCGATACCGGACTACGCTAATTCCCATTTTGTTATCGGACCTGGACTTGAACCAAAACTAATAGAATCAAAATCTATTGTGCTGCCAATTACACCATCCGACAATTTCCAATTTTGTTATCACCATTTCCTGGTGTGCTAATACACTAAACTTCCAGGCGTGTTCCGGATTGGTAACCGTTTGAGCAGATGAGAGGAATCGAACCTCCGTCTCCTACTTGGAAGGAAGGAGTAATGAACCATTATACGACATCTGCATATCAAATAAACAATTGAGGGAAGGGAGAATTACGATATCTCGACCTGATGATTAACAGTCATCTGCTCTGCCGCTGAGCTACCATCCCAAAAACAAAAAACCCCAACTAATTAAAGTCAGGGTTTTCTAAAATTCTTAATATAAATCTAGCCTAACTTTACATATCTCTGCTACCCCAAATCTGATTCGGTGTGCTACAAAGTGTATGTAATGTCAATGCTTTCATTTGTTATAAATATAATCGAATTAAAAAAGTAATCAATCTTCAAAATACGCCACGTCAAGTCATGCTCCGGTTAATACTAGCCTCGATGAATTACTCTGCTATCATTATTGGAATCGAACCAACATTAACCATTATGATAAAATAAAATAGGGATGAGAATACTCCATATTGTGAACCAGCTTTAGAAAGATTATTAGTTCCTTCCGTTTCCACTACCTTTTGAGTAGTACCAATTCAATGTGGATGATTTAAGACTATCAGTCTTTAAGTTGCCGATTACTCTCTACTTAATCATTTTCTTCAAGCCTCGCAGCCTAATTAATTCTTGCGGAATTAGAAACCTTTCGATAGAATCACAGACTTCTTGCGGAAGTATCGTGGCTAAGAACAGCTCTTAACTATGTACACACCTTTCACCTGCAACTGGTAAACACTTAAGCTTAATTTTTAAATTGTAGTTTTTACACCGAAGTAAAAATTGAGTTTTAGTTTATAGAATTATTCAGGTAGTGGTTTACCACTAGCTCCCCCAACTTTTGGTCGAGAGAATACTAAACTACCCGATGCAATATCCCTACTGCGTTATTTTGAGTCATCTTCATTGAGTAGTTTTGGTAAACTAGTTCAAAGGATAGTAACAGCACCACCTGTACACAGTCTTATCTTACGTCCTTTCGGATGGTTTGATGTTAAGACCACTCTGATAATGAATACCGCAATGATGTAGAGGGATTAAGTCTACATTTCTTACTGATATTCTATGGGTTATTCTTATTGGTGTTCCCACCTCAATTAGAGTATCTATAATACCCCAATTATTCTGACTGTTCCGATATAGTGTTACCCTTTCGTACAAAGCCTAAATAATATCCCACTTGCATACTTGAGTTAGTCTCTCCTTACGGGGAAAGTAACCGCAGATGTATCACTTAATACACCCACTTTATCCTTGTTTCCAAGTTTATTTACCGACCATATGCGGCCGTTATTCACTATGTAAGATAAACTTACTATGTGAAATATTTTCAATAATGTAAAGAACTTTTTAGGTGTTACCCTATTGTTTTATAAATATACGATAATTTTTTCAAAGTACCAAATATTTGTAAACTTTTTTTCCTAAGATTGAATACCGAGTATCTTTCATCACCTATAAGTTCCAATCTTATAAATTAAAGATACGATATGTTTTTCAATCTACCAAATTTCTTTGGGTTTTTTATTTTGTTAGGATATCCGGCTTTCTTCGGTGTCGAACACCTCACTCAATCGGTTTTATTAGTTGATGGCTTCAACCCTAACATTTGTTGCGATGGGAAGATTCGAACTTCCGACCTCTAGGTTATGAGCCTAGCGAGCTACCTCTGCTACTACATCGCGATATTGGTGGAGATGAAGGGAGTCGAACCCTTGTCTTACAAAGTAATCATAATACCAGCATGTCACACGTTTAGAATAAAGTTTTAATCTTACTAACTTTTCAAAAGAATTGAGGCTGTATGGTTAGTACAACGGTCCACCACTTTGTTTTGAAATAACAAAGAAAACGATTTCACATTCTATTTAATTGTCCCATGATGTGTACGGGAGTAATTATGCTGCTACAGCGTAATCGGCACCGATGAAATCCATTAAGGAATCAAAGGTCATAGTTGACATTTCGTCAGTTATTGTTTTGTGCAGTTTTAAAGAGTTTCTAGCACTTACCTCTACGTGTGATACTACAATTCTCATTGCAATCAATTCCAAAGCATCCCCATTATTTCAATGAACTTAATTAAAGATACAACAATTATTTCAATCTACCAAATATTTTAGGAAGTTTGTTATAACTTGCTGATAATCAATCAGTTATATATATTAATATCTTGTAAAACCAATCGTTACCCTTTCATCTTTGGTCTTATCTTGCTGATTATCAATGTTATAAATCTCCGCTAATGTTAATCCTTCTTTAGCTTCGGTTTGTTTATTCAACTTCTTTAACAAAGTTTTAGTATCTTCAAAAGATAACTTACCAAATTTGTGTTCAGCAATCAATCTACCTTTCCTTAATAAAGCACTATCAATTTTTTCTTTATCCATATTGAAAGTTGCTATTATATAGATATTTAGGATATCACCTAATATACCATCACTTAAATTCAATAGATTAGATACACCAACTGAACTACCACTATTTTGTCTATCACCGATTACTTTCTCAGCATCTTCAATAATCAAAACACAATCTTTGTTCTCCATTAAGAAAGGAACAAAATCTGGGTTTACAATACTTTCTGCCATAACAGGTGGTAAAAATAAAACCTTCTTACCTAATTCATGTGCTAAGTATTTTAGATAAGTTGTTTTGCCTGTCCCCGCTAGTCCATGCAATAGAACTAACTTTGCATTATTATCATTCTTACCTTGTATAGTATCAACAATATTATTATGCATATCACTAAAACCTGTTCCATAATTCAAATCTAAATCAATTGTAGGTTTACCCAAATCAAATGCTTCGGTTTCAAATCCGTATGATGTAGATTTCAATAAATGAATCTTACCTTTCATATCCTTCTTAGCAAAATTGTTCAATTCAGGAAATATTTCAAACACCAATGCTAATTCACAAGTTGATTGAATCCATAATTTCAAAGGTGCTTGTTTTGCTTTTAAAATCGCTTCATCATCATCTACCTCGTCACCCGGATATGAATCGTTCCTATTTGAAAATCCAATTAATATTAAATCATCATTATTCACATATTCATATACTGCAGTAATACTATAATCAGTTGGTTCATAGTATGTCCTTTTTTCATGTATACACGTTAATCCTTTCTCTTTCAGATATGGTATAACGCTATCATCAAATATTACATTGTTTGAAAAGTATGCTACATTAATAGATTTACCTGTCTTTTCTGAAATGTATTTCTCCGAAGGAAACTCACTACCATGTGCCGGTGAATATAATTTGTATTGCTCTTTATGTAACATTTATTTAAATTTTATTTTTTAATAATTCTACTATTTCTTTATGTCCTTTTGGTGATGGATGTCCTCTTTCCTCAAACATACCATCATCCTTAAATCCTTTTAGATATTTTGTTAGGTTTATATCTTTAAAACTTTTTGGAATTTGTTTCCATAAATCTACTAACCCAAAGTAATCATCCGTATCATCAAATTGTTTTGCTACTTTTTCAGTATTGATATCTTTATTTAGAACCATAATTTCATCCCCATCATACTCAAAGAATGCATTTACATAAAGATAAGGTATTTTATTTGCTTCACAAAATGATTTAAGAGAAATTATCTGATGAAATACCCTTAGTAATGAAGGAGTTAAGTGTGTTTGATGAATTACATACTTACTATCTGTTAATCTTGTCTCATCAATTGTGCCCCATTTATCTTTATGTGTCCATAATCTTTCATTTATAAACACATCACCATCAAAATAATCAAATCTAGTAGGTGCGGTGAATGAAATCAATACAAACATCTCATCTACTTTAACATATCCTAATTCTTCATTGTAAATTGGCTCACCATTAACAAACTTACATAAATCTCGTAAAGTATTTCTATAAATTCTATCATTGGATATACCACTACTTGCTACATTAAAATCTACCAATCCTTTTTCTTTGGCTAACAATGTAGAGAAACGATTAGTTCTATCTTTTAGTTCTGAACCCCAACTAACTGAATCCCCATTTGTATATAATACTTTCATTTGTATTTAGTTTTTTCTCCATACCCACATTGGTTCACAAAAAGTTTTATCACCCGCTTCTGCTGCTTTTGCTAATGCTTCATCTGTATATCTACTCTCGTCACCCTCTATGATTGCCCCAGCACCTGCACTACCAGGTCTTTTTGCCATTTCCATACCCATACAGCCTAAGTATTCTGCACCCTCTTGTTTCTCAAGGTATTCGTTCATAGGAGTAGTGATTGCTCTATAACCTTTATCCGTTCCTTTTGATGAAGCATATACATCGGCAATGTTTACAATTAGAACACCACCTTTTTTAAGTGTTTTCCAAATCTTTCCTAATGCTTTGTGTAAGAATTGTTCATTCCATTCATCAATCGTTTTATATCTAACCCAACTTTGTGTATCATCATAGGAATACCTTTCAACCGAAAAATAAGGAGGAGAGGTAAAAGCAATATCAAAATAATTATCGTACCCAGCATAGTCGAAATCCTCTGCAGGAGATTCGACAAAATCAGCTCGCTTCTCCACTTCAAAAAATCCATTGTTCTTTTCATAGAATTCTGCTTGTTGTCTATAAATAGGATGGTTTTCTTTACGCGGGTCAATACCTACATAATGCTTTCCAGTTTCACTTGCGTAGAACCCACACATTCTATCACCCCAACCTGCTGCAAAATCTAAAATAGTTTCTGCTTTAAAGTAATCATATAAAGCTTTTGCTACATTTGGTTTAAACTGAGAACAAATATATTTTCTTAATGATAATGCTACTCTTAAACTACCTCTATTAATTTCATCAAACTTTAAAGTATACATTGCACCCATTAGTGTAACCATAAATTCATATGTTCTCCAAGTTCTATCTGGACCAGGAGATACCGTCCCATCTACACCCCATCTATTTGCTTGTTGAAAATAGTTTGATGCCTGGTTTCCGGTATTAACTCGTCTAAAATATAATTGTTTACCTTCTATACCTAATCCAAATCTACTATCACCTGCTTTACGAATAAACCATTCATCATCTTTTAATAATTCGTTCCATCTCGTTTTCTTTAATGCTAAATATTCTTTACGAGCATCATCTTCACTAATTTCTTGATAAGGTAGAGGATATTCCATAGCTAATTTTGCTAAGGATTCACACACATCTGCTTTCTCAAATGTGGTTTGAATATGTTTCCATTGTTCTGCATTAATATGCAAATATGGTTTCATATTTTTAAACTGGTCGAAATAATCTAAATACATATTGTTTCTATGTTTTTGTCTGCAACTAGTCTTAATCTAAAAACTATTCCAGGGATGATACCATCTTTTTTACTTGTCCAAACTATATCTGAATCTTTTACAAATCCATTTCTATAATAAAAGTTAACTGCTTTATCATTATATTTTCTAACTGTCAGAAATAAATTTTCTGCGTATTGTGATTTACAATATTCTATAAACTCAAATAAAATCTTTTTAGCATTTCCATTGTGTTGGTCGATATTTGCAATTTGATGTAAAATAAAATCACCACTTTTTTTATAAGTGGTTGCGTTTCTACTCATCTTACCATGTCCTTTGTATTTACTAAATGTAATTACAACCCCATCTTGCAATATAATATTACCTTTCTTAATATATTTTTCAAGTTTATAACCTTGCTTATATAAGTGTGGAAATATTTCTGGATACAAATCTATAATTGCCATAGCCTGATTTGTGGCTACAATCATTTCATTTGTACCTCGTTCTGCTTTTACAAAGTTAAGCATATTCAAAAAATTTATTTAGGTTTAGAGTGTCTTTATACAAATATAACTCTTTTAATTTAGATTTCAAAATATCCTTACGGCTTTCTATCAATTCACCCGTCCTTGCCCCCTTTGCAAAGAAAACTTTAGGTCTCCAAAGTAGTTCATCACTAATTTCGCCACTAAAAGCTGCTCTTAAAAGTGGTTTCATATGTCCTTTTTCTTTCTGATATAATGGTGGAATGTTTAAACTATATTCTACAAATGGTCTCCAACTATATGGTGTACGAACTTCAACTGTCCCACCCCACATTATAGATTGATTGGTAGTTAAGAAATTTGTTTTATGCACATCCTCTACTAACTTCCGTCTTGCCTTATCATAATCATCCGGCTTATAATGAAATGCTTGAATGTGACCATAACTTCCCCAAATTTCATCCGATAAATCTCCGCTGAATACTACTTTAAATCCCAACTCGTCTATCTTTTTTCCTAATGCAACTTGAGCAATTGCACTACCTAAGTTTTGCCAACGGTCTTGTTCAATAACATAAAGAGTTTCATCAATTGCATTTATAACATCATCTTCTGTTAATATAATTTCATGTAGTTTTACATTAAATTCTTTAGCTGCAATTCTTGCGTATTTAATATCATCGTTTATTGTATTACCATCACCCATTGATACCACAAACGCTTCTATATCAGGTTTTATTTTAGAAAGTAAGTAGGTTATAATTACACTATCAATACCACCGCTAAGAATTGTACAAATAGGAACATCAGAAACCATTTTTACTTTTACCGCTTCATCTAATTGTTTCCTAATATTTTTAATAATAGTTTCTCTATCATCATTTATAATTTCAGTTGGTAAAGTGTAGTATGTTTTAATACTATTCTCTAATGTTTTATAATTGTATTCTATATAAGTTCCAGGATAAACTGTCTTAACTTGTTTTTCGTATAAATCTGCGGTTGGTAATCCTTTTTTTTCTGATGCGAATACTAACTTACCATCATTATCAATTGCATACCACAAAGGTAATTCACCAACATAATCTCTTACAATAAATGCAGTATTAATTCTACTATCGACTATACAAAAAGAAAACATACCATCCAATTCAATGAATGATTCAACTCCAAATTGTAAGTATGCATTTAAAATTATTTCTGTATCTGATTTTGTTTTTCTAGGGAGTGAAATTTTTTCCTCTAATTTTTTTGTGTAATCACTTTCCCATAACTCACCATTGTACACAATACAAACTGATTTATCGTCATTCCACATTGGTTGATTTGCAGATGACGATAAATCTTGTATTGAAAGGCGGTTGTGTCCGATATAAAAATTATCTACAACATCTACTTGAGAAGCATCTCTGCCTCTATGAATTATTTTATTTAATTGGGTAAAGGTTTGCTCTTTAGATGTAAACCAGTTACCACCTATTATTCCACACATATATAACTAATTTACGAAACTTATTTAATAAAACCTATTATTTTATAGCTTCATTTATAGCATTTACATATGCTAATTTAGAACTCAATCCTGTAAACCTTTCAACAATTTCACCATTTTTTTCTATGATGATTGTTGGGACTGATGTTACATTATATTTTTGTGTTTCTTCCATATAATCATCTACATCATAATCTTCAAACTTTACATTTGAAAATTGTCCTTTAATCTCTGTCATAACCGGTGCTAATGCTCTACATGGCCCACACCACACTGCACTAAATTTTTTAACTGTTACCATTTTTTTTGTTTTTAAAATCTTCATATTCTTCCAATAGGGCATCAACTACCGAATGTCTATGATTTACTAATAATGTTTGCGATGCCATCTCTTTTACTTTTTGCGCTACCCTAAGTAAAAATCCAAATCCACTTTCTCCTTTTTGTTTTAAGTCAACCTGAGCAGTATCGCCACATACTACCATTTTACTTCTAATACCCAATCTACTTACAATCATTTCCATTTGTTCGTGAGTGCAGTTCTGAGCTTCATCCACAATTACAAATGAGTCTAAGAAAGTTCTACCTCTCATAAATGCTACCGGCACAATTTCAACTTGTCCGTTTGTTAATATCTCATCTATTTTTTCTCTATTATAAAGTAGATAGAAGTTTGAATAGATTGGTTGCATCCAGGGTTCCATCTTTTCTCTAAGGTCTCCTGGTAAGAATCCAATTTCTTCTTTACTTACTGTCGGTCTTGTAATGATAATTTTACTAACCGTTTTCTTAAATAGCATATCCAATGCAATTTGACAAGCTAATAGTGTTTTACCACTACCCGCTTTACCACTTAGGATTGTGATTGCGTTATTTAAAATTTTATCTTTTGCCTCTTTTTGTTCTTCGTTCAATTGAATTTGAAACTTAATAGGTCCTTTTTCTTTTTGCTTTTCTTCTTTGATTTTCTCTGTCAATTCTTTATGTTTTGTTGAGTGATTTTCTGCCATAACGTTTCTAATTGAGTATTATCTGTTATATGTTTTGGTTCATACGGACAATGGCGGCACTTATTACCACAGCAATAACCTCTTGCCATATGATACTCTGGAGTAAAAACCACCTTACCTTGTTCCAAATAGTATAACTTTTCATTTTCTTTATTTAATTTCATCTGTTTGTCCTAATAGGATGATATATCCCATTAATAATGTTTTGAACTACGTTATCATGTACCATTTACTTAACCTCACACGCACCACCAGCACACGCTAACTCACCACTTAGGTCTGTCATATCTTCGGTTTCAATAACTTTAGATAAGTCAACATCACTTAATGTTTTTAATAGTTCTTCATATCTTTCTTTTGTACAATCTTCAAATGGTGCTTGAATATAAGTTCCACCATCGTAAGGCAATACTGAAAGTCCATTATAAAATTCTTTATTTTCCCACATCCACTCACCAACTGCTTTCCATTCATGTTCTCTAATAGATATTGTTGCAGATACATTATGTGAATTTGAACCACTTCTATGCCCAGGTTTAATCCATTCACCATGTACTTTTTTAACTCTCTCTAATAATTGAATTGGAGATTCAGTTCTAAAGATTGCAGTATCAGGTGCTTTTTGTGGAATACCAATTACTGCCGTATCATGTGGTCTGAAATATTCATCTTCAATTAATTCAGGATGATTGATTAATAAGTGTGAATACATTGATTCATTCTTACCAACTCTTACTCTACGAATATAATAATCATTATGCCATGCGTGAATACCACTACTTGTTCCTAATGTTAATGATGTAGTTCCTGCTGGTTTAACCGTTGTTGTTCTTGCTGAAACATTTATTTTTAATATTTCTGCTACCCTTCTATTTTCTGTCTTAACCACTTTTGCAGATTCTTTCATATCCAATTTCAAAACTGCACCACTACCAATACCCGTCATAGATACACCAATCAATGCATCCTTTTCGGTTGTTCTCTGCCATATTGGGCGAAGGTAATGGAAATCAGTATAACCTGCTTGCAATGTTCCTATGAATGATGCTGCTTTTACTCTTGCATTCAAATCGTCTTGGTCTACTACATCACTTACATTAACTTCACATAAGTTACAGAATTGGAAAGGTCTTAATGCAATTTCACAACATGGGTTAGTTCCCCAATCTTTGTCGTTTGATAAGTAGATACCAGGTTCACCTGCTCCACTTGCTTCAATTCTTTTCCACAAATCCATAAAATAATCCTTTGTGATTTTGTGTCTCATTAATACCGCTGAGTTATTTGCTCTACCTCTTTGTGGATTTGTTTCCCACCATGCACCACTCTTACAACTAATCATTTGTTCATCACTTGCTGAGAACAAACAAATTAATGCTGCTCTACGAATACCACCTGCCAACACTGCATCAGCAATATGGCAAACTATATCATGTACTTCAATTGGATTTAATTTATCACCATCTTTTTTAGCATCAAAAATACCGTCAATCTTAATTAGACATTCTTTTAATGGTTGAGGACCTGGTGCTTTACCACCACTTGTAATTAATCGTGCTCCCTTTGCTCTAATATCTCTAAAATCAAATACTGGTTTTGAACCACCAAAGAAATATGATTTTACTAATACTGAAATTGAATCCGCCCATCCTTCAATAGAATCACCGATAAGAAATCTACGAGTCTTATCTGCATTTGGTTTTCTAATTTCAGGTAATGCATCAACATGATGTGATTGTACTGAATATCCTACACCAGTTCCACCTAAAAGTAAGAACATAATTTCAGAGAATACTCTCCAATCATCAATAGGTGCGAATGCACAATTATAAATTCTATTTGGTGAAATTTCAATTGGTTTACCTGCGAACTGCATTGAACGCATTGAAGGTAACACTTTCTTATCATAAACAAACTTATAGTTCTCTCTGATTTCTTCTTCTAAATTGGGATATGTTTTTATATGCATATCCATATTTCTTGTAACCAACTCCTGCCACGTCTCTCTTCTTTTTAATTCTGGCTTATATTTTGCGTACTTCATGTACACCGTAATTTCTGATAGGATTCTTGTTGAAATGTCCATTGTTTTTGTATTTTTGTAAAATTAATAAATAAAACTTTTTTCGATAAAAGTATGAAATGTACCAATAACTATTAGTATATTCATATATAGATACGACTTTTGAAAGAAAAAAACCCACTTTTTATAAGTTTTTTTTTCCACAAGTTATATACTTATTAACCCATATTTTCTATATATTTTTTATGTAAAAGTTTCTTTTCTAAGTTACCACCATTACTAGATTCTTTTTGTGTCATCACACCATCTGCCGATAATGGTTCAAATACATCTATTAATCCAATCATAGTATCCATCTTAGCCGGGAAAGTTAAACCATCTGCACCAAATCTATTTTTCATAACGTGGAATCGTGCAGTATTACTTAACTTATCTTTTGCTTTTCTACTTACACTCATAATGAAATCTGATGTCATTACTTTTGCATAAGAATCTGCAATTGAATCCGCTTGTATAACTTCAAAATCAATTGCTGAACGATTGGTTTGTGATGCTGTCCAAATTGGAACACCCAACTCACCACTCAATCCTCTGATTTCTTCATACACACCACCCAATTCTGCATAGGTACTATCTCGTTTGTTTACGGGCTTTAACAAATCTGCATAATCAATAATAATTAAATCCGGTTTAAATCCGAATCCTTTGTACTTATCTAAATGTGCTTTGATTGTTTTTGTGCTTGCCCCTCTCGGTGGATAATACTTAACCATCAAATTTGCTTTGTGGTTTTTAAGTTTAGCTACTACTTCTTCTTTTCTATCTTTCAATTCGTTAGATGGAATACCCGTCATAATAGTATCGTATCTCGTACCTGCATAGATTTCTGATAATTCTAATGTATAATGCATTACATTGTAACCTTGCCTTACAGCATCGGCTGCTATCTTACACAATACCCAAGTCTTACCAACTCCACTCGGTGCTACAATTACTCCTAATTCACCTGGTCCTAATCCACCATCCATTAAATCATTGATTGGTTTCCATCCGGTAGGTACTGAACTTCTTTTAGTTTCTTCCATCCTCATTGCAATATCCTTATAGTAATCATGTCCTAAATTGTTTTCCATTCCCGCTTTTAATGCGTTCTGAACTACAACTCCTATCTCATCCCAACTCTTTTCGGATTTGATTAGGTCTACTGATTGAAATATTGCGGCTTTTAACTTCTGAAACTTTGAGAATTTAATATATTCGGTTTTTACAAACTCCATATCTTCACTACCGAATACATCATAGATTTGTTTTATTCTTTCTATGATTTGTTTCTTTTGAGAATCAGTTCCCAATGATGCCAACTTAACTTTAAATACGTCTAAGGTTGGTGCGGCGAATTGTTTACTTTGATAATCTAATATCGCTTCTACAATCCACTTATCTTGTTCACTTTCAAAATAATCTTTGTTTGTAATTTCAGAAACTTGATTAAGAAAAGGTAAATCCGATAATAATGCAGCTATGACTTTAGATTGGTATGATTCACCAAATTTTTCTAATGTATCTACTGCGTTCATTATTTACTTTCTTTTTCTTTTGTTTCTTTCTTAGGGTTTTTGTATTCTTTCCACTCCGATTTAGGAATAAATTTCCATTCACTCGTTGCGTTGTAAGCATCTTTATCACTTACTCTAATAATGTTCCCTGTTTTGTTGCTTTTAAGACACTTCATAGGTTGTTTCCTCCATGTTTGTTTTTAATTGTTATTTATGTAATTTTGCGAAAGTAGTTTGAATCCAGCTATTAACATCACCAAATGAATTAATAACTTTCATTCCCATTGCTTTCTTTATGAATCCTAATTTATCCAATTTTGCTGAATTATCCAAATATTTTTGGTTAATTGTTAGTTTTTTGTTTGTTGGAATTTCAGGATCGAATAATTGCATCAACTTATAGTTTCTTTCAACTAACTTTTTTTGATTTAATATCTTTTCGTAGATTCCGTTTTGTGCTTTTCGTTCTTCACACAATTCAAACATCGCATCAATTGTAATTTCTTTCGAATCAACAATCTCAGGAAACCTCTTAATAATAGTTTTAAGACCACAACCAGCAATACCATCAATGTTATCGGACTTATCACCATCAAGAGTGCGATAGACCATAAAATTTGCAGGATGTACACCATACTCAGTAATAACCAATTCTTTATCATATAACTTCTTTTTAGTCGGAGAATATACTTTAACTTTGTCATTTACTAATTGTAGGAAGTCTTTATCTGCACTCATTATGACTGCACTTTCTTCCTCTTTTAATAATTGTGAGGCAATATAGCCCATAACATCATCTGCTTCAATGTTATCGTATAACATAATTTCTACGGGTAGGTACTCTAAGAGTTCGATTAAACCAATCATCTGTCTTTTCATAGATACACCTTCTTCTTCTTTGTTCATCAAATCTGCATAGGCTCTATTCACTCTAAAACGATTGTTACCTCTATTCTCTTTGTAACCACTATATAAATCCTTTCTACTTTTAGAACCACCCTTACCATCGAATACAATTATACAACGAGTTGCATTATATTCTCTGATAGCATAACCGATGCCTTTTAATGTACCTACTATACCGCCAATGTGGTCCCCATTATCATCCATTGTAGGATTTACGGTCCAACTTCTTATAAAAGTATTAAGACCATCAACAATTAATACTTTTTCTTTTCCTAATTGCTGATAGTCTTTTTCTACTTCGTTTAGTAACTTCTTATATGTTTCGTTCATAAACCTTTATTCTGTTTCGATATCGGGTTCAGGCTCTTGCCCTCCGTTATCATATGTAATTTCATCCGGATCGATTCCTTCTTTTTTATATTGTAAGATTGTTGCTTCACAAATCTTTCTATAAATTTGGTCTCTTAACTCATCCTTAACTCCCATCATCTGAATAAAATCTTTAGATTGGAATTTAATAACTTCACCAGTATCAGTGTCTACATATTCGTACCATGCACCACCTTGCTTAACTAATTTATTATCTTTCATCACCTTTAACCATCCACCAAAATTATCAATACCTCTATCAAAGAAAATATCGAAATCTGCTGAACGTAATGGTGGTCCTAATCTATTCTTAATAACCTGTGCTCTTACTTTGATACCAATGATTCTCTCACCTGCTTTAATCTGTCCCATATTCTTTAAACGAATACGAACCGAAGCGTGGAATGCTAATGCTTTACCACCCGATGTAGTCCAAGGGTCACCAAACATCACACCTAATTTCTGCCTAAGTTGATTAGTAAATACAACGGAGATTTTTTGTCTACCAATTACATTTGTAATCTTTCTCATTGCTTTTGAAATGATAATTGCCTTATCAGTTGCGTAACCATCTTTATCATAATCAGCATCCATCTCTTTTTTAGTTGATGCCGCTGCGACTGAATCGACTACTATTGTAACTAATCTATCCTTATCACCTTTACGAACTTGTTCAATAATTGTATCAATTGTTTCAAAAATATCCTCAACTGTGTCTACTGAAACGTATAATAGTTTAGAAACATCCACTCCAATTGCATCAAAGAACTCTCTACTTACCGCAGTTTCAGTATCAATTAATACTGCTACCCCACCTTGTCTTTGCGTTTCTGCTAACACGTGTGCTGCTAAAAGTGATTTACCACTTTGTTCTAAACCGGTGATTTCGGTAATTCTTCCTACGGGTAATCCCCCATAAGGTCTGTTCGAAATTGCTACGTCTAACATTGCTGTTCCAGTGGAAACCCAACCTGGTACATTGGTTGGGGCTCCATCGGAATCATCATCCAAGAAGAAAGCTACCTTTTGGTCTTTCCACTTTTTGTTAAGACTATCAGCAATTTGATTTGCTAAGTCTACTTTTGCCATAAAAATTATGAATTAAATAAGTCATCAAATGCTGCTGCCACATCTACTTTAGGTGCGGGTGCAGCTGTCTCATCATCATCCCAAGGTAAATCATTAACTAATCCACTTCCACCAATTTGAGGTGCAGCATCTTTAGTTACTAATTGTTCTTCAACTTTCTTTGGTTGAGGTGCTAATGTTTGTTGAGAAACAGAAGGAGTTGGATTTTCTTCTTCAAGCACTGCCGTTGGGTTTAACCAATTCTCTAACACAGTCTTTAATTCTGCATAAGATAATTCTGAATAGATATCAGTAATATCAGTTTGCTCATCTAACAATTTAGTTGCGATTGTAGAATTATCATGTAATAAAGATACATTTGGTTTTACTCTGATTCGAGTTTCAGGATATGTTTTACCTGCTTCCTCTACAATTTCAATAACAATATCTCTACCATTTGTTTCATCGGTAATATCGCCGTAATCAGGATCAGCTACGATAGCTAAAATCTCTTGATACACAGTCTTACCAAATCCCCAAAATTTAACACCTTCGTTTTCTTGACCTCTGATTACCACAGGTGCGAAAGTTCTTAATTTAGGCTCCATTTTCTTACCCGCTTTCCAATTCTCAGTATCACCTAATTTCTTAAGTTTTTCTGCGAACTCTAAAATTGGGTCAGGTCTTCCAAAAGAAGCTGGACTCAAATAAGTTTTGTTGTTAATGTTGTAGTGAAATAACAATTCAATGAAAGGATTTTCCTTATTGAATTTGTAAGGTACGATACGAACTTGGTACTTTCCAGGTTTGGTTTTCCACAATGAGTCCGTTTTCTTCGAAGTGTTTTGCAACGAATTAAGACGTTGCTTGATTGCATTAATGTTCATGCTGCTTTGTTTTTAATGTTTAAAAATTTGTTTTTAAGTTTTAAGATTATCGCGATTTAATCTCACGTATAAATATCGATTTTCTTAATTCCTATACAATAAAGATACGATATTTTTTTGGAACTACCAAATTATTTAGAGAGTAATTTTATCCTTCTTTCAAGGTAAAAAACTGCTTTCTTCAAATCCTCTAGTTCCTTTGCTGGGTCCTTCTTTCCGGCCCTTGCTATGTATTTTGCTACATTGAATAGGTATGCATCTTTGTCTAATCCCCACGCTTCACATACCTTTATTACTTCGTATGGGTTATCGATACCACCATAATATGCTGGTCCGTTTACCATTTCTTTTTGTGGAGCAGGTGGTGTGTGTTTGAAATTCGGTAAACTATCTGTAAATTCGTCTTTTCTTATTTTTGGTTTTGCTGGCATATAAGGTATTTATGTGATTTATATTAATCCTGTTTTTTTAGGTATGTTAAGTTGTAAATTATATACCAATGAGTATCTGTAATTTGGGAACACCGGACTTGGTACTCTACCTGTATGTGGTATACCTGCATCAAACAATACCAATCTACCTGGTTTTGGTAATACACTTTTTATTATTTCAGCATCACTTCCTATTTTATCAAAAAATACAGTTTCAGAACCCCAATTTGCATCCCAATTATCATTGCCATATATTATTGCTGTAATATTATTGAATCCGTTTATCACGCCATCATCATGAATTGAGAGGACATCTGAGTATTTGTATGCATTTATCATAATTCTTTTACATATATATTCATTGTTTAATATTGGTAATAAAAATATTTTATTTAATATTTCATTATAAAAATTAATATTAATATCTTCATTATTTACTTTTTTGGCCATTGACCATCTTCTATCCATTCTATCTGCATTGGAATATTCGATACCCGTTAAATATAAATCAGATGACCAGAGTATATCGTACAATTTTTTAATTTCGTTTTTATCTAAAAAATTATCAATTATTTGAAACATATTTTTATTTTTTTTAGCATATCAATTTAACCATTCGTATCCACTAATTTTTGGTTTTGCTGATATATAACTTTTTATTAAATTAAGTTTATTTTTTCAATTATGTTATGTTTTGTAATTGGCATTACAATTGACCATCTTTCACCACTTGTTATTTCTTTTATTTCGTGCAGAATTCTGCCGTGATAGGATAACGCCGTGCCTGTTTGTTTTGAAATTAAACATTCATTATTATTATCATCCCAACATATATATTCACCCCCCGTATATGTATCATTTAATTGAATGCCTAAATTGTATCGTCTTTCTTCAAATCCATGCGATAAATCTATATGCGTTGCAAAGGCATCACCAATACCATACCTATGTAAAGTACATACTCTTACTATGTGGTTATGATTTATTTTAATATTACTTACCTCACTAAACCATAACATTAATTTATTAAACATCCACTCTGTTTCTGCTGTATTTTTTATAACATATACATTATATGATATGGCCCCGCCACTAGTTGCAACCAATTTATTGTCATCTATAAACTTAAATTTGCCTTCGGTGTTAAAATATTTAGTTAAATCGGTGGGCTGTAAGTTTACATATGATTTTATTAAAGCACACTCTTCTTCACTAAATAGTTGTTGTTGATAAATCATATATTTATTTTTTTAATCCGTACTTAATCCATTTGTACCAAACTCTTTCATGTAGATAATACTGAATAGGTTTGTATATTAATTCTGCTACTCCAAATGCGGCACCTACTTTAATTGAACCACTTATCAACCACATTAATAAGAATCCAACTAAGGTACTTAAAATACGATATGAGATGGTTTTAGCAATGTGTCTCTTTCTTTCTACTATCATACTTATTAGATAATTTGTTTTTCTTTTTCCAAGAAAAATTGTAAAGAGTATCTATATTCGGCATCCATATTAACCGTAGTTACGCAATGTTGTATGCCACTATATTGAAATACACCTAAATTTCGTTTTGGTTCTACTGCACGTATATCTTTATCCGGTTTATACATAAAAATACCACCCCAGTTTGTATCCCATGTTTCATTTAAATACAAAGAAAGAGCTGCTTTTACATGAGAATCATCGTGCCATGGTATATATGATAATTTAGGCATCATATGTACCATTATACTTGAAACTTTATATGGGATTTTTATTTCAACTTCTTTTTTTATCTTTTGAAGCAAATCAATTTCATCCGACTTAAATTCATAGATAAGTATAGGTGTAGATGCATTTATAAGTTCTTTTTGCCAGTTACCAAAACTAGTTGATAGTGGTTTTTCATTATCAGTTATTAATCCTTTTACAAATTTTTGTACTTCTAAAAATAATTCTTCTGATAGAAATGATTCATATTGTGTGATGTGCATTTATTTATTTTTTATAACTTGTTTACGAATTTGTGTTCCACTTATTTCTGCTATTTCAGTTGGTGGTTCATGATAGATTACATCATAACCAACCCCTCTACCATAATTTACACTTTCAATATCAGGAATAATACTAAGTAAAATCTTATCTGAATTGTTTACAAAGAATGGTTCGTTCGCTAATTCTTTTAAAACCTGTTGTGCGGTTTTAGGATTGTTCTCATCTTGTTGAACATCTCTAATTGCTACCCACACATTTTTGTTTTTTTGTAATTGTTGGGTTATTAGCCACTCATGTCCTTTGTGCCAATTTTGCCATCTACCAATGTATAATGCGTATGTTTTCATATATCCTAATATACAATTTATTTATTAAATTCCCAAATCTTTACGGAGTTTTTTAAAAGTATCGATTTCTCGCATATCCGTAGTATCTAAATCAATGTAAAATTCGGTAGGTGCTTCATAATTAGAAACATGGAAATTCTCCCTACCTCTTTCATTTGAAGTATGAACGTAAATTTCTTTTAGGTTTTCACCCATTTCTGATTTGAATTTATCTCGTTGGTCTTTGTAGGGTGAAACCAATGATACCACTACGTTGTAACCTTTGTGTTGTAAGAACTTGGCCAATGTTTGTGCATTAGTTATATTCTTTCTACGGCCTTCTTCTGAGTAATCTTTGTTTTGAAATACATCTCTAATGTCATCACCATCAATAGTGATAACTTTATGTATTAAATGAGCTTCCAGCCAATTAGCCATAGTAGTTTTTCCACTACCAGGTTGTCCTGTAAACCAATATATCATAACTATTTATTTTGTCAAATCTATCACATCAAATACTCTAGTGTATATTTTTTTTACACCTTCGGTATTTGTAACCAATATACAATTTCTATATTTTTCCCAATCCACTTCAAATTTATTATCTAATTGTCCACCGGTCGCTTCCATAATAACATTGTTCAAAGCATTGATTGTGTATAATGTATTACTTTGTTTTTTTCTATGAACCAAAATAGTTTTCATTTCTAAGTTTGGTTGTTGATTTTCTACTACCACATTATAAGTTACAAACAATTCATTTGGAATATTTTTGTTTTGAAGAACATATATGTAGTTATAAGCTAATGTATAATTGCTTTTAATTAATTCTAAGTGATTTTCTACATCTGTTTTTGTACTAAAAGTACAAAGTAATTGTGTCTTCATTTATTTTATTTTCCTAATCTAATGAAATAATATGTGATGAATTTGGATTATTCATTGCTAATGACATACATCCTTTTGGTCCATTTTGTACATTTGCAGTTGCTGCAATTCCTGGATCATAACTCCAACTCATTCCACATTTATTTAACAATTGATTCTTTTTGAAATTACCTTTACCATCAAATAATTCTCTACTATTTTTAAATAAAGTATATTTTAAATCTTTATTATAAATTTGCTCTACTGCTGCCCCCATTCTTGCCCATAAACTAACCATTCTTTTATATTTATCTTTTCCTTTTTTATCTAAACAATTCCCCGCTCCTTTTTTATCAACCTTACCTGCAATTAAATCACCTTGATGTTGACCTTCTTTTCTAATTTTAAATGCTTCTTCTTTAGAAATGATACCACTTTTAACTGCATCATCTATATATGATTCAATCATTTTTTCTTGTTTATCAATTTCCTTATCGTCTGGTAATTGATTTATAATATCTTCGTATTCTCCTAATTTTTTACTTTGTTCTTCTTTTGATAATTTAGTCCATCGTTTACTTGCTTCTTTTTTAGCATATTCGGTTGCTTCTTCTTCTGTTTTACCTACCTTAATTGCTGCTTTATAATCTTTATCAAATCCTTCTAATCTTGGATTTTGTTTTGCAAACCTATCTTTATTTCTAAATGCAAATGTGTAAGTATTCATCATTTCCAATGTTCTATCTTTTGTTTTAAATTTACCATCTTTACCACCAAAAAATTCAGATTGTAAAACCCTCTCAATACCACTACTTGCACCACCTTCTAAAAATTTTTCAGATACGCCGCCTGTAAATACTAAACTTTCAATAATGTTAGATACTTTACCTGTTATTTGTTCTGCTAAATCTTTTCCTTGTGTATTTTGTTTTAAAATATCTCTAGGTGCAAATACTATAATGTCTGAAATTTGAAATGTACTATCTGCTGGTAAATATGCTTCATATCCTTGTCCTAAATACGCCGAATATCGTAGTACCTCAACAAAATCAGGAACACCTTGTCTAAATGATGGACTCTTTACCATAAGTTCCATTAAATGCTCTATCTTACCAACATACTCATCTCTTAATTTTTTTTGTTGCTCCGGTGGTAATTTATCAAAATTTGGAGTTTCGTATGGAGATTTTGTATCATTATAAAATTTTAATATTTGAGCTTCTTCTGGTCTTAGTTGACCTTTATTTGCTTTTCTAAAAAAAGATTCAAATTTCTTAATACTTTTTTCTTTTACATTTTTTAAAATAGTATTTCTACCTTCGTTTGTTGTAGGCTCAGCTCCCCAATCAATCATTTTTATATTATTACCACCTTTTGAAAAATAATCAACTACACCATTGTTTTGTTCCGCTGCTATTATTAATTTATCTGCTTGTTTATTTGCTTCTTCCGCAGACATCTTCTGGTTTTTGATAAATGATTTAACCAATTCATCTCTTTTTGGTAGATTTACTTTTTCTATCTTTTGTCCATTTCCGAATTGAAATGAATTACCATCGTGTTTAATTGGAGTATCAACACTATTTGGATTAATACTCATTGCAGTAACACCTTTCTTTGGAACTGGTGGAGTTGCTGGTCCTGAACTAGAGTTCCCATCATTACTATTTCCAAAATTATTCTTTCCGTATTGAACTAATTTATCTAAGTTTTTATTACCAACTTTAACTTTAATATGTTTAGTTGCTTTTCCTGGAGGATATACAATATAAACCGCCGCATCTGTTGGATTATCTTTAACTCTCAAATAATTTGCTGCAATTTGTTTTTCTTTTGCATTTAAGTTTTGACCATTTAATGTCTTTGTTAATGCTGTTATAATTCCTACGCCATCTTTTGTAGGTATTCCTCCGGCTTTGATTATCTTAGCCAATTCTTTATTTGCTGCACTAATAGTAACTTTTGCTAATTTAGGGTCATCAATAATTGGACCTGATTTAGTTGATTTTTGTTGTGGTGCTACTTTAGAATTTGGTTTTTCTTGTGGTTTTTGCTTAGCATAGTATTGTGGTTCTTCCGGATTAGGGTCATCAATCATATCCACATTTTTTTCACTATAACCAGCCCCTTTTAACATTGCAGCTGCTGCGTGATATGCCGACCTTGCTCCACTACCTTTTTGGTCTTTATAATTTAATGCTGATGCTACGGTTACATCTCTACCTGTATCTGCATTTTTTACTTTCTTTTTTAAAATTGCCGCTAACTTAGGGTCAGTGCCATCTTTCTTAGGTGCTTCCAATGTAAATTTCTTTGGTGCTAAACTAATAGCTTCCATCAATTCTATATCGGTAAATGCTTCTGCACCGAATTGTTCCAATACTGAACGTAAATGTTCTAATTGTTCTTTGTTATCAAAGTTTGGAATTGGATATGTAACACAAAATTCTGTTAAAACCTCATCAATAATTTCACTAAGATTGTCTAAGTTAAAGTTCATCATAATTTTTTCCGGTCGTTGTTTTTATTTGATACCTACCATAACCACCTTTTAATATAGGTATGATATCAGTATATAAATATTGTTTTTCTGACGGATACACATCAAATACAAACGCATCGTATGTATATAATATCAATTTTGTGTGTTTTCCTTCTAATTTCTCTTTTATTTTTAATATTTTTCGTATATTTCTTTCAGTTTCGTATGCTTGAATATAATAATTAAGAACTTTTGCGGGAGTTATAGGTTCTAATCTTTCAATACCAAACTGAATATGATATGAATGCGTAAAAATTGCTTTGTTTTTTACCATTGTTTCTGATAATAAGTCAGTAAGATGTTGTATCTCTTTAAAATATTGAATATCTAATAACTCGCTCCTAATACCGCCATATAAATTTTGGAATATTAAAGTTTTTACTTCATTTCTATCATCAATACCAATTTGATTTCCAATCCATGTATAAAAATCTAACCCACTACCATAGAAATCCTTCATCCATTGCATATCTTTTACATTTGCAGTTGAATTTAATTTCATTTGATAAATAATATCCATCAATAATCTTGGGTGATATGCTTCATAATCACAACTAATCAATTCACCACCATCAAATCTACTTATAAATGCTTTTCTTTCACCTGTATCCTTTTTAAGTGCAGCATAGTTTACACCACCATATCGGTTCGATGGTCGGAGTGTAGATGTCATTAGGTTATATTGAGTATAAACCATATTATCCTTTGTTAAATGAACTGGATTGTAGGTTAAAACGTAATCCCCATCTATCTTTAATCCACTACTTTCAATATAACTAAATGCTTTTGTTGCATCATCTATATATTTAATTGAATTTTTATTTACATTTAGTGAAAACTTAGAAACATATTGTTGTATAAGTTCTAATTGTTTAACCATTGGAATACTATCATTCAAATATGGTTCACCTTTAAACTTTGATTTGTAAAATTGGTTTAACTGATTATCTCCTAACTCAACATCATGATAACCATACTCAATAAATTTAGCTAAATCTACATCAAATCCTTTTGTAAAATTTAATATTTGTGAAATTGCTTTGTAATTAAAAATTAACTGAGGGTGTATTGTATCTAATAATTGTTCTAATGCTTCTACTTTAATTCCTAACCCATCACCATTGTTCACATTTATAACCCACTCATTCTTTTTTGATTTTACATAAATAAAAGATATACGATTATTCATCACATGCTTTTCTTCATCTGATAATCTAACGTATATTAAATTAGTATGCTTTCTATATTCTATTAAGAAACTTTGGAATTCAAATTTATCTTCTACAAATGTCATATATCCAAAGATAATACATTTTGGTTATAATACAAAATAAAAAGGAGAGTAATTAAACTCTCCTTTCGTTTGTGATTAGAAACCACCGTAATTTTTTTCATCAGATTCTGTCCAATGTTTCGCTTTTAAAGCGTGTAAATCAATTGGCTCTCTTTTCATATGCCCACCTTTGTTAAAGTTTGCACCTTTTTTTAAGTAACCACCCAAAAAGTTCCTACGGAATCGATTTGAGTTATTTGTCTCCGAGCCATGGATGTTGTGTGAATGTAACAAAACTACTTGACCCTTTCTGCAATGTCCTTCGATTTTTCTAAAGTCATGTCCTTCGGGCATAACACACGGTTTACCTCTTTCATTTCTCCAAAAAGTAGGATTGGTTTTTGTTCTCTCCTCATCTACTTCAATTGGTAAAATTGGTAATCTATGTGAACCTTCGTAAACCCACACTGCTCCATTTTCAGGATCGTGATTATCTAAAGCCAAAGAAGTGTTGATGATTTCGTTGTGTTTGCAACCTGTGTA